AAGATGGTAAAGTAGAGATGCAGAAGTTTGGTCTTGATGAAAATGAGATTGACGATCTGTATGATATTTTTGACTTGGAAGACCAAGAAGGTGGTTTATGAAAAAGCGACTGTTGGCTGATGTTATTGTTGGATTGAACTTTGGAGATGAAGGTAAGGGTAAAATAACCCACGACCTATTACAAAGCAGCGAATACACTCATTGTGTTAGGTTTGGAGGAGGGCACAATGCCGGCTTCCTTACTACTTATTCATATAAAGGAGAGTTATATGAAAAGTGGCATTTATCTAATAAAAAATATAATAAATAACAAAGTTTATGTAGGATCATCAGCCAATATTGATAGCAGATGGAAAATGCACAGAAAACAACTAAAAGAAAAAAAACACCATAGCATATTACTACAACGAGCCTGGGATAAATACAAAGAACAAAGTTTCACCTTTGAGGTGATAGAAGAAGCAACAAGCCCAGAGCACTTATTGACACGCGAACAAGTTTATTTAGACTACTACAAGTCTTATGAAGTAGATAAGGGTTATAACATTTGTAAAGTTGCGGGTTCTTCTCTTGGAGTGAAACACAGCGAAGAAACAATACAGAAATACAGACAAAGAAAACATAGTGAAGAAACTCGTAAGAAACTAAGCGAAGCAGGTAAAGGAAAAGTGCCTTGGAACAAGGGAAAGCAAACTTCTGATCAAGCAAAATCTATAATGAGTGAAAGAAAAGAAAAAACTAAAAAGAAGGTTGAAAAAATTTGTCCTGAAACCGGCATAGTAGTAGAATATAAAAGTCTAAAAGACGCCGAGAGAGATGGATACCATAGATATCATATTTTTGAATGTTGTAATGGTATAAAAAAAACTCATAAAGGATATTTCTGGAAATATGCAGAAAGCTGACAATACCAGAAGACTTACGATTGTTTCGAAATTCTCAACAAAGAAGGTGATTTATGAAAACAAGATTGATGGCGGATGCTGTAATAGGTTTAAATTTTGGAGATGAAGGTAAAGGCAAAATAACACATCACTTATTACAAAGTAGTGAATATACACATTGTATTAGATTCAATGGAGCGCATAACGCTGGACACACCATTTATCACAACGGAAAAAAGATTGTAACCCACATTATTCCTTCTGGCGTTATAAGAGGCATACGTTCTGTTATTGGTCCTGGTTGCGTTGTTAGTCCAACTCTTCTAAAAAACGAAATCCAAGAGTTAGAAACAGCAGGAATAGATGTAAAAAAACATCTTTTTGTTGACAAGCGTTGCCATGTTATAACCAGTGAACATTTAGATGAAGACGGTAGGGATACAAAAATAGGTACAACTCGCAGAGGAACGGGACCGGCATATCGTGACAAGTATGATCGTAAGGGTTTGAGAGTTGGAGAGCTAAACGATTCAGAAATAAATGTTACAGATATCTATGACGAATTACACAACAACAACCTTCCAGTTGTTGCCCTTTTTGAAGGAGCACAAGCATTTGGTCTTGATATTGACTGGGGTGATTATCCTTATGTTACTTCTTCCACTTGTAATGTTGGTGGTGTTGTAAATAATGGTGTTCCGGCTCAATCAGTAAGAACTGTTTATGGTGTAACAAAAGCATATCAAACATATGTTGGAGCGAAGAAGTTTCAGCCAGATGGCGAGATATTCAACAAGATCCGTGAAGTTGGAATGGAATATGGAGCTACAACTGGAAGACCAAGACAAGTTGATTTTCTTGACATGGATCAACTTATCAAAGCATCAAGAATAAATGGTGTGCGAGAACTTATTATAAACAAGACAGATATACTACAGCAAGTAAACACTTGGAAACTATATCGCAATAACAAACTTGTTGACTTGCAGCAAGAAGATCGCTTTACCGATTTTGTGCGAAATGAACTGCTCAAGAATTGTCCAGAAATAGATACAGTTGTTTTTTCTTATTCGCCCAACGCAATATGAAAGTGAGAAAAATATGAGAAAATGTAGCCTAAAATGTATAGAGTTAGAAACAGAATGTCCCAATACTGATTGTCGTTATTGGATAGAGCACAATGATAGCCTAAATTGCACTTTTATTGCCGTTGATAAGCATGGAAGCATGGATCTGCGAACAGTAGGAGATATAATGGGCGTAAGCTTTGTTCGCATAAAGCAAATACAAGATAAGGCAGTTGGCAAGATCAATAAAGTTCTAAAAATATTAGACTGAATAACAACAAAATAAAAACTATTTATATGTGTATCGTATTTTATCGGAGGTATTATGAATGGAACAGCAATATACATTGATTATCGGTGGCCTAATAATACCTCTTTTTTTACTTACCATGAAAGAAATTTTTACATGGTTGAAAGATAAAAATCTTCAAACAACAGATAATAAAATTCATAAAATGAAAGACGATATTGAAAGTGTCAAAAACAAAATGGAAAGACTTGATTATAAGTTAGATGGAATATACAATATGAATAAAACCATGTTTGAATGGCACGATAAGTCAGATGAAGATGGTGTGAAAATATGGTATGTTCGTCGTTCGTTGGAAGAAGCATTGCAAGAAAATGTAAAAGCAATAAACATACTTGCCAAAAATAGCGAAGTTCAAACAAGATTGCTTGAAGATATGGTAAGACAGAACAAAGAAATCAGCAAAGATCAAATGATTTTATCAAAATTATTAGAAAGATTGATAGATAAACAATAATATTTTTGGATTTCTGGATTTATAGCACTATTTACTGGTAGATTTCTTTATTTAGTAAGGGAGATATGTAATGAGTAAGAAAAAACTATTAGAAGAAAGCACTATTCGCAGCTTTATGAAACTTGCGAATCTGCAACCACTGACCAATAAATTCCTCAAAGAAAGCGAACATGAGGAAGAAAAAGACGAAAAAGAAGACGAAAAAGCTCTTGAAGAAGAAGTTGAAGAAGATGGCGAAGTAACAGAAGAAGCCAAAACACTTACCCCACAAAAACCAGGCAAAATGGATGCTGCTAAACACGCCGCTCCAGACGCCAAAATGAAACCACTAAAAGCCGGAACTCATCACTCCGACAAGCCAGATAGCATTGAAGCCAAAGATCATTCAAATGCTCCAAAAAAGAACAACAGCCAACATGAAGTTGTTAGTGAAAATGTTGAAGAAGAAATGAAAATGGAAGCAGATGATGAAATGACTGGTAGCGACGCTGCTGGTGAAAGCGAAGAACATCAAGAAACTGTAAAAGATGCCATTCAAAAAATCCTTGGCGCTGTTTCACAAATAGCACAAGAATATGGCGTTGAAATGGATGTTCAATCAGGTGAAGAAGAAATGGAACCAGAAGCTGCTCCACCAGCAGACATGGCACCAGAAGCACCTGCAGCAGAAGATGAAAAAATGATGGAAGCAAAACTTGAAGAAATGGTTGAAAAACTAACCAAGCGAGTTGCTGCCCGTCTTGTAAAAGAATCAAAAAAGAAACGCTGATAAGTCTCTAAAATAAAGAAATCAAGGCAAGCCGGGATTATTTCCCGGCTTTGTCTTTGGTTTGACCGTTCGGTCTGCGTGTGCTATAGTAGGGGTCGGAGGTGTAGAAATGCTCGCCGGTTCAGCGTGGAAATATACAGCAGATGATGAAGGACATATCTACCGTATTCAGGTAAATAATGTGCCTGATAATGCAACAAGAGACTATGTTGAGGAAAAACTCTCTGACTGGAATACCAGCGGAGAAGGATGGAACAACAATGGTCAGATCCTTTTCTTTGTAAAAAAGTTTCCAGACACAGAAAAGTGGGAAGAGTGGGTAAAGTCATTTAGAGACTTCAACCTAAAGATTCTTGATCGTGAAGGAAAAGCAAAAAAACAAATTGTTACAGAAGTAAAGGCAATAGAACAACCTATTTCAAAACGAGTTTGTTCTAAATGTAAAAAGCCAGGTCATAATGCCGCGACTTGCGGTCGTAGAAATAGGGCATAATGCTAAACAGTTTGCTACTTATTCATAGAGGAAAAAACTATGAAAAGTGGCATATATCTAATAAAAAACATAATAAATAATAAGGTTTATATAGGTTCGGCAGTCAACGTTGAGAAACGCTGGAAAGAACACAAAAACCTCCTAAAAGAAGGAAAACATCACTCTAAACATTTACAATGTGCCTGGGACAAATACGGAGAACAAACTTTCACATTTGATATAATAGAGAAAGTATCAAACCCGGAACATTTATTAGCATACGAACAAGTATATTTGGATTATTACAAATCCTATGAAATAGACAGTGGATATAACATATGTAAAGTTGCTGGTTCTCATCTTGGGATGAAGCGTAGCGAAGAAACAAGACAGAAAATGAAAGAGGCAAAGAAGAATATCAGCGAAGAAACAAGACAGAAAATGAGAGAAGCAGGTAAAAATAAGCCTGAAATGATAGAACGCCTGATAAAAATAAATACTGGTAAAAAACGTAGCGAAGAAACAAAGCGCAAAATAAGCGAATCAAGTAAAAATAGAAGTGAAGAAACAAGAAGGAAAATGAGCGAAGCCCAAAAAAGTAAAACTCCTTGGAACAAGGGAAAAGAAACCCCTGATCGTGTAAAAGTCATAATGAGCGAAAGAAAAGAAAAAACCAAAAAGAAGATTGAAAGAATCTGTCCCGAAACTGGCATAGTAGTGGAATATAAAAGTCTAAAAGATGCCGAGAGAGATGGATACCATCGGTATCATATTGTTGAATGTTGTAATGGTGTAATCAAAAAACATAAAGGATATTACTGGCAATATACAGAAAATAAATAATGTCGCGACTTGCCGAGATTTTTCGTAAAGAAGTAGCAGCGCAAGTTATTGTTCCGACTGCTACTATTGTTGAGGAGAAAGGACAACGAACATGTTCAATTTGTAAGCAGAAAGGTCACAATGCCCGACGATGCCAAAGTAAAAATAAATGAGTATGTTGAATACATAAAAAGACTAAATAACGCCCTTCATTCTGTTGGATATGGTGCAGAAGCAGTTATAGTGACTTTTCAGCCACGAATGGCTATACTTCATGGACCACGAGCAGAAGCAGTAGCGAACAATCTATTGCAAGCAGAAAGGATACGATATTGCAGCCAGATATTCTCCAAAGGAAGATATGCAAAGCGAGCCTATATTGCAGAGTTTTACGATAAGTAAAAAAACATCTCTAAAATGTGGAGATATAATAAAAATCCTTGATATTCAAGGAAATACGGTTGAATATGCATATTTACTAAAGGACCCGGTGAAAACAAATGGTGTCTTTATTGTTGATGTAAGAACGCAAAGCAATGAAACAGTTTCTATGGCGGTAACAAATGCGATTCAAAAAGTTTAGAAGCCAAATGTTTGTTATAGGAGATCTTGTTGTTCCAGCATGGTCCCCAAAAGAACCGCATGGACTTGGAATTATATATGACATCATAGAAGATGGAATATACGAAAAGATATGTGTTTGCTGGCAACTAAAAGGAACAAGCGAAGAACATCTTTCAGATATAAAAGTCATCCAGCAAACTCTTGACTAACAAAAGGAAACATGCTAATATGATGTGGTGGTGGTCAGATGTAAAGGATGAGACTATGTCAGAAGATGATTTCTTTGATATGCTTGAGAATGGTATATGTTCTGATTTTGTTGAATATTTGGAAATATACGAAGGCAAAGGCTACTACATACCGTTTATAACAACCACATCTTATCTAACTCATCCGGCCAGCAGAAAAAGTTTATCAATAAAAGATAAGCAAGTTCAATACCCAAACTAACCAAGAGGAGAAAATGAAAAAGATTACGGCAGGAAACCTTGTTCAATGGAATGGTGTTGATCGCACTCTTTCCGAGTTTATTGAGTGGCTTGAAGATAAGCCGCATCTTGATAGTAAACACTCAAAACTATTGAGTGATCTAACGGTTGCTTATAACAACTTTGCAGATGATGAAGATACCGGTCACGAAGAACTATGAATAACAACAAAGGAAATAAAATGCTAAACAAAACTACAAAGAAAAAACCACCAAGCAAAACAGCCAAAGCCGTTGAAGATGACTTTATGCGTTCACTAACGGCAGGTAAAGAAGAAGGACGAAAGATCGGTCTGTATTCAGAGCTTGATGGTGAAAAAGCAGAAGTAGTTGTATACAGCCTGCTTCATCTACATGAAACACGAATCAAAAGTGTTCCGCGTCCGCTGTCAGCCGCACAAAGGAAAAAGCTTCAAAAAGCTATTGACAACGAGGATCTTGAAGCTCCTATTGATGTAAAGTTTGATGAGGTTTCACAACCTATTGATTTTGTTATCAGCACTCCCGGTGGTCGTGCAAGCGACATGTTTAGTATTTATGATGTAATGCGTATGGTTCGCAAAGACTGTGATATTGAAACATTTGGTCTTGGTCAAGTTATGAGTGCTGGCGTTCTTCTTCTTGCAAGTGGAACAAAAGGTAAGCGCAAGATCGGTAAAAACTGTCGTGTAATGGTTCATCAAGTTAGTGCAGGAACAAGCGGTCCTCATCACGAAATGATGAACGAGATTCAAGAGATTGAACACACACAGCAAAAGTATATCAAGTGTCTTGCTGCTGAAACAAAAATGAGTGAGATGTTTATCAAGAAACTGTTTGAAAGAAAGGTAAATATCTATCTATCTGCTGAAGAAGCAGTCCGTTATGGTATAGCCGACATAATTATCTGAGAAAGAGGCAATACTATGAAGAACAAGGTTGATATTGACAAGTTGATAGAAAAGAAATATAAAGGTAATACTTTAGATCTAAACGATCTGCTTGACGAGATTGACCTTGTTCTTCAAGAGAGTGACCAATCCTATCTTCATTCTAAAATCATTCCAGCAAACTTAGAAGAAAACCCAGAA